AGGGCGTTGTCAAAAACGATTCCAGCATAAGAGATAGAGCCAAAGAAGCACTGGTGGGTGCAGATGAGCATTACAACATGCTTATTAAAGAAGCATGGAGAACCGTAGAGCAGGCAGATGTTGCAGATGCTCTAAACGTTAAATCTGGAACACTCAAGCTTATTGCAGACATTGAAGCAAAAAGAATTGGAATGCTTCAGGCTGTAGGAGTTCTTGAAAATACTGAGATTGCTTCTCAAATTGCTGAGACGGAAAGAAAGCAAGAGATTCTTGTAAAGATCCTCAAGGAAGTAACATCTGCATGCCCTAAGTGCAAGATGGATGTAGCTAAAAGATTGTCACAAATATCTGGTGTTGTTGAGCCAGTTGTGATTGAGGAAGCTAGTGGAATTTGATTTTAATGACCTTATTGATATGCTGGACGGCGAAGAGTTTGAAGAACGCCCAGTTGATCTTCGCACATTCGTAACAAGTCCAGAGTACCTTGGCCTACCACCTCTTTCAGATCTACAGTACACTTTGATTGAAAAGTCTTCTCAAATTTATAAAGAAGCAACATTAAAAAAGTTGTTTGGTGATGATGAGGGCGGAAGAAGATTTAAGCAGACATGCAACGAAGTTATTGCACAACTAGGTAAGGGTTCTGGAAAAGATTACTCTTCTACTATATCTACGGCTTACATTGTTTACTTACTGCTATGCTTAAAAGATCCAGCTACATATTATGGAAAGCCACCAGGAGACTCAATTGATATCCTGAATATTGCTATTAACGCACAACAAGCAAACAACGTTTTCTTTAAGGGATTCAAAACAAGAATTGAAAGATCTCCATGGTTTGCTGGCAAGTATGAGGCTAAAGCCTCTGAAATGAAGTTTGATAAAGCAGTTACAGTTCACTCTGGCCACTCAGAAAGAGAAGCCTGGGAAGGATATAACGTAATCGTAGTTATCCTTGATGAAATTTCAGGTTTTGCAATTGAAAGCACAACTGGTCACGATCAAGCTAAGACTGCTGATGCTATTTATGACATGTACCGTGCATCAGTCATGTCTCGTTTCCCAGACTTTGGTAAGGTTATTTTACTTTCATTCCCACGTTTTAAAAATGATCCAATTCAAAAGTTTTATGAGTCTGTAATTGGAGAAAAAGAAACTATTTTAAGAAGTAAAACTCTTAAGATGGATGATGATCTTCCAGATGGAACAGAAGGAAACGAAGTAACTGTTGAGTGGGAAGAAGATAACATTGTTTCCTACCTTTACCCAAAGACGTATGCTCTTAAGAGACCAACCTGGGAAGTTAATCCAACAAAGAAAATTGAAGATTTTAAAGTAGACTTCTATAAGAATATGCCAGACGCACTGGGTCGCTTTGCATGTATGCCATCAGATGCAATTGATGCATTTTTTAAATCAAGAGAAAAAGTTGAAACAGCATTCAGCAATTCTGGAATTGCCGTAGATCAATTTGGAAGACTAGAGCCATGGTTTAAGCCCCAGGAAGGCGTAAATTATTTTATACACGTTGACCTTGCACAAAAGCATGACCACTGTGCTGTATCTTTGGCACATGTCAAAGACTGGGTTAATGTAAAAGTTACAAATGAATATTCTCAACCAGCACCAGTTGTTGAGGTTGATGCTGTTATGTACTGGACACCAACAGCTGAAAAGTCTGTAGACTTTACAGAGGTTAAAGACTACATATTATCTTTGAAGAGTGCTGGATTTAATATTAAGCTGTGTACGTTTGACCGCTGGAACTCTCATGACATGATGCAACAACTAAAGCAGTATGGAATCAATACAGAAATTTTGTCGGTAGCAAAAAAGCATTATGATGATATGGCAATGGTTGTATTGGAAGAAAGAATCAAGGGGCCACATATTCCGCTGCTTATTGATGAATTACTTCAACTTAGAATTATGAGAGATAAAGTAGATCACCCAAGAAAAGGTTCCAAAGACTTAGCTGATGCCGTTTGTGGATCCATATACAACGCAATTGCAGGAACCTTTGTCCCAACTGATAGAGAAATTAAGATTCATACTTACGAGTCAATGAGCTATGAAGCAGATTTTGGTCCAGCCAAAGAAGAGTCTTATAATCTTATTAAGCCTCCAAAGCAGATGCCAAATGACTTGCAAGATGCAATAGGAAGAATGATGACGATATGACAAATATATACCAAGAGAGAGCAAAAGAGTGTGTATGTTGTGGAAAGCATGTGCCAATGCCAACTGTTCTTAGGGACTTTCATGGCGTAATGTTATGTCCAACTACTTATGCAAATGTAATAGAGTATACTAGGATATGGAAGCAAATCGGTTCCCGTCCTAACGGTAGTATCAGAAAACATTTTTCTGAGTATGTTCAGCAACTTGCCGAAGATGCTATTGACAAAACAGAGATCGAAAAGCTATAATTGGTCAACCGTGGCAGTAGCCAAGTTGGTCAAGGCCCCGAACTCATAATTCGGTTACCGTAGGTTCAAGTCCTACCTGCCGCACAAGGAGAGAGATGGACGAAGAGATGTCAGAGCTAGACCACTTAATTGAGATCGGTGCAATTGAGATTGTGGGTGTGGATGAAAGCGGAGAGTTCATACTTGGAATTACAGAACGTGCTAAAGAAGTTGCTCCAGATTTATGGGAAGCTCACGTAGCACATGTTGATGAAACTCTATTAGAGTTGTACGACAAAGGTTTGATGCAGGTAGATTATGATGAAAATCTAGAAGCATCGTTTTCTCTTTCAGAAGAGGGATTGAGGGTTGCAAGGGAGCACGGCTTGCTTCCCATGGATATTGGTTTAGAAGATTTACCAGATAATTAGGAGATATGATGGAACAGTTAATTAATCAGCTTAAGTTGGTCCAAGGTAATGTTGTAATGATGTACACAAAAGCTCATGGATATCATTGGAATGTAGAAGGAATTCTATTTAAGCCAATGCATGCGTTCTTACTTGAAATTTATGAAGATGTTTATGGAAGCCTAGATACGTTCTCAGAGCATTTGAGAAAGCTTGGAGCATATGCACCATACAGAATGGAAGAGTGGATGGCCAATTCAAATATGGCTTATGAAACAATTTCAACCTCACCACTTCAGATTATGCAAAGCCTAGAAGCAACAAACATGATCATGCTTGAATCTTTAAATACATTGTTTACAATGGCAAATGCATCAAACGAACAAGGACTTGCAAACTTTGTGGCAGAAAGAATTGATCAGCATAAGTTCTGGGATTGGCAAATCAAAGCAAGTCTTAAGACAACAGTATCATAATTAAATAAGTACTATAATTATCCTGTAGGTGCTAACCCCCCTACGCATTCGGGCTCGCTACTTTAGGATGATTATGGTTACGTAAAGGCTAAGGCAACTTAGCCTTTACTTATGCCTTCGTAGCTCAGCGGATAGAGCGAGACTCTTCTAAGGTCTGCGTCGCAGGTTCGATTCCTGCCGAGGGCACAAAATCAAAATGCTATAATTATTTTATGGCGGGTATACAATAGGAGATCAAATGGCAGATAAAGGTACAAGAGCACTTCTACTAGAAGTGATTCAAAAAGAAGTTGGGACCATTGAAGGTCCAAAAGATAATGAAACAAAGTATGGAGCATTTGCAAAGGCAAACTTTTTGCCATGGTGTGGATCATTTGTTATGTGGTCAGCAAACCAAGCTGGTATCAAGGTTCCAAATACAGTTTATACACCAGCAGGTGTAGCAGCATTTAAGAAGATGAACAAGTGGGTTCCTGTTAAGGGTAATAAGCCAGAAGCAGGTTGGGTTGTTTATTTTGATTTCCCAGGCGGAAGAGACATTGATCACGTAGGTTGGATTCTTAAGGACAATGGTGATGGAACATGTATCACAATTGAAGGAAATACAACTGCAGATGGAAAGAAGGGAAGTCAGTCAAATGGAGGAGAATGCGTGAAGAAGGTTCGTGCATACGGTCCAAACAAGAAGGGTCTTCCAGTATTTATTGCAGGATATGGACAAGTAGATTATCCAGATGCAAACCCAACTACTCTTGAAGAAAAGAAGGTAGCACTCGCAGAAGTTGCAAAGTCACAAGGAGTAGAGGTTCCAGCAGTTAAGTTGTTCAAGCCATTCAAGGTTGGTGCAAAGGGTTCTTCAGTTAAGACAGTTCAGGAAGCATTAAAGCTTAAGGCAGATGGAGTATTTGGTCCAGGAACAGAAAAGGCTGTTAAGGCATTTCAAAGCAAAGAGGGACTAAAGCCAACTGGAATTGTTGATGAGGAAACTTATCGCAGAATTAAGGGCGTACACTAATTGAATAAGAAAATTCAATCCGTAGTGTTGGTTGCAGCTTTTGCTGCAACCACACTATTTGGATATTCAGCAACAGCATCACAAACTGGAACATATAAGGATCAAACAACAGCATTAAATTCATTAGTAGTTAAAGATGAAGTACGTGCTGGATATGTTAGAACAAAGTTCAAACATTGGGTTGGTGCAGGAAATGGTTGTGATTCACGCAAAGCGGTTATTATTTCTGAGGCAGTTGTAAAGCCAACTGTTGAAAAGGGATGTGTAATTAAGGGCGGCGAATGGCTAAGTATTTATGAT